GGGCCGATGGCGGTTGAAGTCCAGTGAGTGCAGATGGTGAAACGGTGGCGCTCCAGGAAATCGATACGGGCGCTGTCCTGCCGCTCTTGCTGCGCTGCTGGGTGCTCTCGGTGGGTGGTGAGGGCGGCGCGGATTGCATCAGAGAGGCGCGTGTTGCCGTCTGGCGGAAAGCCAGCCTCACGCATTGCCTGCCACGCATCGTCGATGCCCGTGCGGTAAGCGCGCATCTTTGAGTGGATGAACGAAACGCTGTTGCCCGCGTACTCCAGTTGCCCGACCTGCTCATCCGTCAGTCTTTCCACCGCTGGCGCTGCTGCCCACGTCTCTTGAACGCTCATCGGCTTGGACCATGGCGCTGCTGCCGACAGCCCTGCGGCGGCGTCATCTAGCATCTTCGCAGAGCGCTCCAATGCTCTATGCATTGCCTTCTGCTCACCAGCGCTTAAGCGATAGCTCGAAGCCGACAGCCCTGCCACGCTGGCCGCGGGCTTGCAGTGCGCGTGATAGAGGCGAGCCCCGTTGTGGTCAACCTCGCCCTGCGCCGTTCCTTCGATGGGCTTGCGGCAGATGTAGCAAGTCAGCCCTGCCACGCTGGCGGTGGCGCGCCAAGCCTCCAATCCGCCGGCTGCGACGATTTCATCGTCAAGGCGGCGCTGCGCAGCATCTGCTTCAGCAAAGGCATCTGGGCCGTCGAAGATCACCACGCCGCATGCCTTGGCTATCTTGTGATAAGCCTCGCGTCGCTCCTGGCGCAGTTTCAGCACCTCGGCGTGATCCTTGGATGCGCCGATTCGTTCAGAAGTGCGTAGCAGCACCGCCAGTAGATCGCCGATGCGCTCGGGCTGCTCGCTGGCTGTGGCGGATGTCTCGGCTTCGGTCAGGCCGTTGATGTCGAGCCCTTCAGTCTCGGTGCTTCGAACTCCGATCCCTCTCGCGGCCGCCCAGACTTCGGACGGGTGAGGGTCGCGCCCGTGATCGAGAATGAATCGCGAAAGCCAGCGGTGACAGTCGGCGCCGACCTGCTTGGCAAGCATGGCTGTTTCGATTCGCCTCGCCAATTCTTTCAGAGCGCTGCGCGAATTCCAGCCTTCCGGCACCAGCGCGTCGATTTCGTCATCAGTCAACATCATGCTGCCTCCAGTTGCTTCACGGCGCTGCGTGCGATCGACAACAGCACGTCGCGGAACTGACCCGGCGTTCGGTCCCTGATCCGTTCCTTGTCCTTGCCGCCGACCATTGCGACGACACCGATGCGCCGAGCCTTCTCGTAGCCGTAGCGTTCGACCATCCAGGCCGGGATTCGCTGCTCGCCCTTCGTCCAGTTCAGATCGGGCAGGCAACAGCCCACTGAATAGAGCCAAGTCGGCTTGCGGCTCTCGTGTCCGTAGTGCCCCTGCTCGACATAGCAGGTCATGCCGCCGAACGAGTCGGCCGGCTGCCAGCCGTTGCCCTGCTCGGGAGCCTTGAGGCCGAACCACAACCAGGCGCGCGAGTGCGCCGGGTGCTCCAGCACGCCTCCGTAGTGGCGAACAGCGGTGAGCGCAGCAGCGAAGCAGCCGCCGTCCTCGCCGAGCCGGAACTGATGAGGCTTGCGGGTGCTGCCGTGAAAGAAGCGCCCCCAGCGCTTGCAGGGCGGATGCGCGACGACAGGGTGCGGCCCGGTGTAGTGGCGGGCATCGCGCGACTTCGGCCACGGGTCCACGTCGGGCAAACCGAAGTACACGCCGCCGTCTTCGACGAAAAGGGCTGCCACAGCCATCACACCCCTCCCTCATCGGCGGATGCCACCTCGAACGCCGGGTGATCCTTGCCGTCCTCGCACGTCACGAACAGCTTGTTGATGCAGAACAGGCCGCCGCTGGTGTAGTTGCAAGGACCGCCAGCGCGCTTGAACGCTGCGTCGGCTGCCGCCTGTTCGTTTCCTGTGTAGCGGCCGACGCACGAGAAGGCAACCGCGCCTTCAGGCGCCCCGGCTACTTTCCAGTCGGCCACGGCTGCGACGTGGTTGCAGCTCGGGCACACGAAGCGCCACTTCATCGGGTCATCACCGAAGCGCTCGCGCGCTTGCGTCTTCCAGGCATCGAGCGTCATGCGTTGAACATCAGCCACGGCTGTCCCCCTCGTCGGCCTGCGCCGGGTGAGTGGTGGAGAGGGCGTGAAGCGCTTCGATCAATTCGTGGGGGAAGGCGTAGATCGGATGCAACTCGCCATCCTTCATGACTTCTGTGGAGCGCATCCCAGCGAGCTTGTACTCCCCGTTGCTGATGCGTGCGTAGCCGCAAAAGTACGGCCCCAGGTCCGTCAGTCCCTGCGCCACTGGCTGTGCTGCCGCAGGCGGAGGGGAGGCGAGAGCATCCATGATGCGCAGGACGAGCTTGCGAGTCGATGGCACAGAAAGGTAGACGGCCTGCTCGTGCTGAAGCCATTGCCGCGCGTCATCAACAGCCTTGTCGAAGCGCTCGTTGTCTTCCGCCTCTTCTGCCACCACGGGAGGGCGGGCGGCGAGCATGGCACCGTATACGGCGCGAGGGCCTGCCCAATCATGACCATCGCCAGCATCAGAGCCGGCGGCTTCCATTTCCGGCGTCGGCTCAACCGGCACCAGCACGAACCCATCTGCCGCCACCGGCTCGGCCTGCGCGGCGGCATCATTGACCATCGGGCCGTTCCACCCCGGCTCACGTCGCGCAGCCGGTGCAGGGGGCGCCACGGGAGGGCGGGTGGCGAGGGCTGCACGGTTGGCGCGAATGATGTGCGCAAAGGCAGGGTCGCCGTCTGATTCAAGAGCCACCGTGGTTTTGTGCAATTCCTTCGCGATGGACTGCGCCCACTGATCGGCCGCCACCGGCTCGGCCTGCGCGGCGGCATCATTGACCATCGGGCCGTTCCACCCCGGCTCACGTCGCGCAGCCGGTGCAGGGGGCGCCACGGGAGGGCGGGCGGCGAGGTGCCGCTTGTGGTCGTTCCAGCCCGCGCTATGGCCCCACTTCCAGTACGTAGAGAGGCCCTGGCCTTCATCGTCGCCACGCTCTACCAGGTACTGACGCTGGTCGGGGTCGTAGGGCTCGTTGTCGTTGGGGTGGCGTCCATCCTTCTCGGCGTGCGGGCTCGTTTCGATGGGCGAATAGATCACCATGTCCGCCACCGGCTCGGCCTGCGGCTGGGCGGCCAGAAATGCCGTGATGCGATCCGAGAGGTCAGCGCCTTCGTTGCTCCAACGCGCGTGCTTGCCTGCGTATTCCGCAGCCTCTCGAAGCAGCGCCTCGGCCGTCTTGGTGGTGGTGTCGGTCACTTGGGTTCTCCGGTTGAGATGGCGGCAGGCGGAGCAAGGAGAGGCCGCCAGTGGGTGGGCTGGTTATCCCGGCTCTCCGTGATTCGACCCATATCGTCTAGCCGCCGCCAGAATGGGCGCGGACGTCTGGCGAATCCATCCTCATCCCAACAGGCGCATCCAATGGTCCCATTCCATAGGGGCGGCCAAACAAAGACGTAGCTCCCATCCTTCGGCGCCGTTTCGATCGGCAGCCACGCCCGCTCTGCTTTCTCGGCGAGGGCGGATAGCTGGTCGATGGTGGCGTGGAGCTCGGCGCGCAAGTCGCCGTAGTAGCCCTCAACGCACGGGCCGTCGCCATAGGCATCGGCCAGCCTCTTCACCTTTTCTGCGAGCTTCTTGAGGTCGGTCATGCGAGCACTCCCGTGTCAATCGCGAACGAACGGCGCTTGCCGCGGAAGCACTCGGGCTTGATGGTCTTGGCTCGACCCTCCGCCAAAAACCATGCGAAGAGCATCGCCCAGTGCTCTCCTGTGTTGTTCACGACCGGCCCGCGTTGGTCGTAGAAGCGGCATGCTCGCCCGTCGCTGGAGCTGAAGTAGGGCTCAGGAGAAAGCAGTCGCGTCACGTCGTCGCAAGGCACGGCGATGCAGTCGATGCCGTCGTTGAGCTTGCGCGCATCGTCCAGGCAGTAGCGGCCCATGTAGTCGCCGAACACCATCGTGTAGCCTCGGTGGTCTTTGCCCCAGAAGGTGATGTGCTCGTGGTGCCTGTGTGTGTGCTTCAAACTGGCGATGAAGAACTCGCTCACGCTTCAATCTCCTGTTCGCAAATCTCCTGCACCCGCTCAAAGCTCATGTGCAGAGAGACGGCCACGATGTGCATGGCCTGGTCGATGGGGACACCTGTGCTCACCAGATCGGCGACACGGCGGCGGACTTCGAGGAGGGAGAGGATGGGGTCGGCCATGACTACTTGATCGTGAGCCGGTCGCGCTTGACCAGCTTGGCGCCGGGCACGTCGAAACCATCTTTGATCGCTCTCTTGATGAGGTTCTTGTCCGGCTCATACTTCGCCGGAATCTCGCGCTGGTAGTCCTGCGGCACCTGGGCGGCATCGAACACCTCGATGGCTTCGTCCCGCTCGCGCTCCAGCTTTGCCTTGAAAAGCCCGCGCTCTTCGGTGATCTCGGTCACGCCGCTGGCCGCCATGTGCGTCTGCAGATACTGCTTGAGCCAGTCGATGCGCTTGCGCTGGGCCTTCGCGCGATCGACCAGCTCCTTGCCTGCTGCTTCGACCATATCGGCCTGCTTGCCGCTTTCGAGGATATATGCCGCAACAGCAGTTGCCTTCCTGGCGACCAGTTCGCGGGCTTCTTCAAACCCTTCGGGCATCTCGCCGGTCTCAACGTCGATTTGGTCGAAGAGGGCGCGGACATCGGCTGCGGCTTGGTACAGGGTGATGTCCATGGTCATACCATCATCGAAAAGCGACCCTTGTAGGGGTCAGCGAAAGGAATGTCATCGTCCATGTCGTCCCAGCCAGAGGCCGCATTCGCCGGGCGCCCAGCCGGCTTGCCGCCTTGCGGTTTAGCGCGCCGATCTCTCAGCGTTTCGATGACCTTGCCGAGCTGTTCGGGCCGAACCTTGTTGTCAAGGATTTCGCTGGCCATCAGTTCGGTTCCGGCCTGGAAGACGCCGGCCAGCACCATGCGCGAGCCTTCCGAGCCGTCATCCTTCTGGAAGATTTCCTTTTCCAGCAAGATGCCGATGGGCTTGTTCATCAGCTCGCCAAAACATGGCGCCTGAATCTCTGCCTCTTGTCCTGCAGCGGCATCCCATTTGCGAACGCGCATGAGCGCCGGCTTCATGCCGCGCAACTTCAGGCACGTCATCAGAGCCATGACGAAACCGTGACCGATGCCGATCTTGGAGCCATCGCCCTTCGTGGTGTAGAGCGCGAAGCGCGCCTTGCGCCCGTCGTTGGCGACGAAAGAAAAATCGATGCCGCTTGTGCCCTTGTCGGTCTTGATGTCCTCGGCTCTGGTGAACTGGCCGATGTACTTGCCGGTCTCGTTGATGAAGCCGCCGCGCTGGTCGGCCTTGCGTGCATCCTGTGCGTTCAGTGCGTATTCCATGCTTTCACTTTCGATGGGTTAGGCCGCCTGCGGCAGCGGCTGGATTTCGTAGTACGCGCAAATGGCGTCATCGACTGCCTTGAGGTCGTTGTCAATCAACTGATCGGCGAACATCCCCATGGGGCTCTTGGTGGTGTCGCTGCCGTTGTTCTGCGTGGAGAACATGAAGCGGCCATCTGACACGTGGGTGCGCAGGACGATAGTCACCATGCCTTCGATGGTGATCTTCTCGTCCAGCATCTTCCCGATGGTCTTGATCTTGGTCTTGCCGCTCTGGTCGCTCTCGGTATGCGAGAGGATGTAAACGCGGCGATGGTCGGCCAGGCTGGTCGCGGCGTTGAGGATGTCCCAGGCGTGCCGGCCGATCTCGGTGAACTTGTCGAAGCCGCGTTCGTCGCTGCGGCGCATGAACTCGTTCGCCATGACGTACTGGAAGTCATCCAGCACGACGATTTCGTGTGGCGACTGGCGAAGAATCTTCTCGATGGTTTCGGGGGTGTCGGTCTGGATGACGTTGCCTTCAGCCTTGAGGGAAAGGCGCGTCTTCCAGCCGCTGGCCTTGAATGGGAGAGGCTTGCGGATCGACTGAATCAGCAGCGTGCGGGAGGGGTCTAGGTTGCGAAGGCTGGTAGTCTTGCCGGTGCCAGACTCGCCGAGGATCAACGTTGCGATGCTCATGTTCGTTCCTTTCGTTCAGTGCTTCGTGTTGGACAAGTTGGAAGTAGGTTCGTTTGGCGCCGCTCACTTCGCAGTCTTTCTCATCGGCTTGACGTTGGTAGGCTTGGCCTGCTCTGCCTTCACCCGGGCGAACAGCTCGCGAATGTCGGTCTTCGTGGAATGCACGTAGGGCATGCCTTGAAGCAGTGAGCGGCTGGGGAGGGTGCGCTTCAGTTCCACAGCGGCGCTCCCGGGTAGAAGATGGCTCCCACAATCGCCACGAACAGCACGACAGCGATCAAGCCCCAGCGGCTGCGAGGTTCCACCCTCCGCCCGGCCTCGTAGGGCAGTGCCGGGTGTGCTGGCGTCTCGCACAGCATCACGAAGGCGTCGTAGTCGGTGTGGTGCATGTCAGGCTCCGGTGGCCTTGGAGATTGCTGCCCAAGCGCGATCAATTGCGTTGGCGCACAAGGCGTCGTCTTCGTGCTGATCAGAGACGGCATAAGGAACCAATCGCGCAAGTGCTTCCAGCAAATCCGGCGCGGCAGCGATGAGGCGGGCGTTGTAGATCGCCTCTGCGTCGTCATAAGTCGGCGGCCCATCCTTCGTGCCGCGATTCAGACGCGCGACCAGTTGGCCGACATCGGCGAAGATGTCTAGTCGAGAGATGTTCCAGTCAATGCGCCACGGCCCCGGCGTGTGCTTCAATTCCATCTCACACCCCCATCAATTGCCGCAGCACCGCAGCGATTTCCATGTCCTGGCCGCTCAGGCCCGCGAAGAGCAGCGCAGCCAGCGTGACGCCCAGCAGCGTGGCCAGGGCGATGTCGAGGAAGCGGGTCATGCCGCAGCCCTCCGCTCGGCCTCAACGCAAGCCGCGCGATAGCGCGTCAGCATCGAAAACAGGCGAGGATGGCGACGGGCGATTTCCAGCACGCCGAAGGTGCGACGGTGCGTCATAGCTCGTCTCCCGCGTGGAACTTGGCGTAGCGCTTGGCCGCCGCATCAATCCAACCCAGCGCCTCGGGGTCGCCGGCCTTGGCGCGGCGCGACACGTAGCGCAGCAGATCGAGCAGCGAGGTATCGCCTTCGCCCGCGAAGTTGTCGGCGATGACATCGAGCACTGCCGCATGCGAGCGGCGCGCACCCCAGCCGGGCGTCTTCACATGGGCGTTCGGGTCGATTGCCAGCGCGCCCTTGAACTCATCGACCATGCGACGCTCGATGAAGGCGAGTTGGCGGTCCTGCTCCGACTTCCAGTCAAAGTACGCGCCTTCTCCGCCGATGCGCAGGTTGTCGAGTTGTGCGGCCACGGTCTGCTCCTTGATGTGGTCAGGCGACCCGCTGCGACTTCGGCAGCAGACCTTGAGCCTTTGCGTACTGCGCAGGCGTCAACCCGCCGTGCTCGGCCCGGAACTTGTTGCGCGCGGCGATGCGAGCCATGCGTCTCGCGTGCCGCTCCTGGCGCAGGCGCTTGTTGCGCTCGGTGCGCATCTTCTGCAGCTTGTTGGAGGCGCCGCGCGAGTGCCGGCCGTGCTTTCGATCTCCGCTCATGGTGTCTGCTCCTTGATGTGAGGGTTAGGCGGCGACCACAGCGAGGCCGAACGGCACCACACCATCAGCGATAGACCGCCAGTGCGCCAGGACATCGGAATGCGCCGAACGACCGGAAGCCAACTTGCTCTTGGCCTGCTCTTGGAGCCACGACCATGTATCGGGAGAGATCGAGGTGAAGCGATCGGCGTACTGCGGGAACATCAGGTCTTCGTACTTCACGAGCCGCATCGGGCCCTTCTCCCAGAAGGCGTGCTCCAGGACGCACCACTTGATGCAACCAGCTTGAAAGCCGGTGATGCCGCCTTGAGGCGATGCGTTCATCGCGGCCATCGTTGCGGTCATGCCTGCCGCGATGGCATGGCAAATCGTTCCGTAGTCGTGCTTGTAGTCCTCGGTCAGATGCCGGAGGAACTGCGGCAGGTCGGAGAGCGTCACCTTGCTCGCCGCCTCGTACCACTTGTCGTGCTCGCGGTCCTCTTCGCGAATCTGCTGCTTGCTCATCACTTGCTCCCGTGTGCAGCGCCTGGCTGCTGTGTCGATGGGGAGAAGTGTACGCAAGAAAATCTAGTGACGCAAGAGAATCTAGCGGAGTGGCCGTAAATTTCTTGCATGGCGACCGCCCCGCTGGCCCGGCAGACTCTGCGGCGGAAGGAGGAGATGGACATGCGGAAGACCGCGACTACGCTCGCGCTGGGTGCCGTCTTGGTTGGCTGCGCGAGCAGCGGCGTGATCCCCATCGGGGATGGTGTGATGATGCTGACGAAGAAGGGTGCCGGCGGCGTTGTAACGCCCGGCGCGGAGGTCTTGGCTGACCTATACAAGGAAGCCAATACCTACTGCGGGCAGCAGAACAAGCAGATTCAGACTGTCAGCAGCACGTCGGAGAACGCGATCCCGTTCGTGCGTTTCTCGTCGGCTGAGCTTCACTTCCGCTGCGTCAGCCCGACCGCCAATGCTCAGCAGGGGCAGCGATGAAGAAGACGATTGCGGCTCTGTGCCTGTGCGCCCTGGGCTCAGCCCATGCGGCGTGGAGCGGAAACAACTTGTTGAAGCTCAAGAACGAGGCCGGAGAAGAAGGGGCCAGGATGATCTCGTCATACGCCCAAGGCGTCCTCGATTTCGAGACGTTCGCAGAAGCCATGACCCGGACGGAAAGGCATGGGGACGGGCACCTCAACGTCTGCGTTCGCGACGGAGTGACGGCAGACCAAGCGGGCGCCGTTCTCATCAAGTACCTAGAAGAGCACCCGGACATGTCGGACGCGCCCGCCGTGCTTCTCGCGCATTCTGCATTCCTGAAGGCGTGGCCCTGTGCTAAGCAGGCCGCTCAGTAGCCCCTAAGGGAGTGCAAGCCAGGGTGGGGCAGAGGCTCAGGGAGAAACAATGAGCGATGGACAACAAGAGGACAGAACGCCCTTTGACCCCGAAACGGTCGACGGATACCTTTTCGCTCTCACGGCCGCTTACCTCCACTTGGTGATGCTGCTGGCCGAGAAGGACGTGGTGAAGATCAAAGAAGTGGCGTCCCGGCTCAACAACATCAAGCCCCAGCTAGCCTCTATGCCGGCGGCTCAGCATTGGCTCGATGTCACCATCAAGAACTTCGGAGGCGCCGAATGAAAGTGATCGACATTCGGGGTTACGCAAAAGGTGGCCGGTTTGACGGGACTTCCGGAGGCGGCGATGATGGCGGCATGGAAGCCCGCGTCGCGAAGCTGGAGGCCGCTCTGTCCCATGTCGAAAGGGATGTGGGCGAGGTGCGCTCCGATCTCAAGGAAGTGCGGCGCGACATCACGTCGATCCGCACGACCGATTTCCGGCTTCTGTTCGGCGCAATTATTGCCGTCGCGCTCGGCCTCGCCGGCATGATGGCCAAGGGCTTCCACTGGCTCTGACTGCGACAGCCCCGCCCCACCACGAAGCCCGCCCTTGAGCGGGCTTTTTTGCGTTTCTGCTCTCCGCGCATAAGTTCTCTGCAGAAAAGTACACAGCTAGCTCATGCTGTGAGCCGTACCCTAACTACATTGCGTAACCAAGCGAGGGCGGCACAATGGATGCCTCCCCGGTAAAACCAACTAGAGCGGGGTGCCCCATGCCATGGGCGAAGGATTCGCTGCGGGTTAAGACACGGATCCTTGATCCGAAAGTGCTTGAGGCGACTGTCTCGGGCTACCTGACCCTTGCGTCGTCGGACGAAATGCGTAGGCAGATCGTCGAGCGCATGGCACAGACGGGCACGCTGGCGGTTGTGCTCGATTTGCGTGGCGCGGTTCACGTCATGAGCGACGAGGACTGGCACAAGGTGGTGGACACGCGAGACCTAGCGTTCCCTATGCCGATTCCTGTGGCGATGATCGTCTCAGCGGCCGACGAGGAGAAGGTGCGCGAGATTGCTGCCGCTATGAGCGGTTTGGGGCACCTTCGTGGTGTATTTCACGAACTTCCTCCCGCAGCGGAGTGGGCTCGTCGCTGGGCCGGGAATTGGATGGAACTGCCTCCGTCCGCTTCGAAAGCAAGTAGTTCAAGTAGCTGTCCATCTCGGCAATGACGGTCAGTTGCCTGGCGATCGGGCCGATTTCGCTCAAGCGCCACGCAAGCACGGCCGCTTGCTTGGACATGCCGGGGGGGCGTGGCACGTCGTCTGGTTGACCAGACGGCGCGCTCTCGCCTCGGAGCAGGGCCTCAGGGGTCGTCTTTAGCGCCTTGGCGACATGCTCTAGGCGGGTCCGCTTCGGCGCCGTCTTGCCGTTCTCCCACTGCTGGACCGTCTGCCAGCCCAGATTCTTCGCTAGGCCCTCGGAAGCCGACACGGCGTCGGCCAACTCCTGCATGGACATGCGGAGTTCGGTTCGCCTGTTTCTGATTGCCTCGTGAATCGTCACGGGCGCAAGTTTTTCATGCGAGCGCGGCCTCGCAAACGCAAGACTCTCTAGCATTACTAGAAAATCTTGCGTACACTGGGCGGTATGGATGCGAAGACTTCTGCTCAGTTGGCCGCCGAGAAGGCGGTTGCGGTTCTTGGGGGCCCTGTCGCAGCAGCCAGGCTGCTCAACGTCAAGGACCAGCGACATCAGACAGTCCAGTCATGGTTGAAAAACCGCGTTCCGGCCGAGTACTGCCCTGCGATTGAGCGAGAGACGAAGGCCAAGGGAGCTCCGGTTCTGTGTGAGGAACTGCGGCCCGACATTCCTTGGATGGTTCTCCGCGAGCAAGCCGATCGTCGCCAAGAACACGATCTCGCATCCCGCATTCCTCTTGAAAAGGGCAGCGCTTCGCCCGTCACTGCCGCAAAGCAGACCACTACTGCAAGCGACGCGCCCACCGCGTCCAAAGCTCCCATCGCGATCGACAACCGCGCCCACATGGATCACCCGGTGATGGCCCCGAGCCTCATCGGCCACGGCGGCGACCTCAACGAGCGCAAGCCGAGCGTTGGTGCGTCTGAACGCCCCACCACTCCCAAGGAGCGCTAGATGGCCCTCCCTGTCTACCTCTGGTTCTGCCTGCGCCTGATGTGGTGTGCTCTGTTCGGAGTCTGAGTCATGAAGCGCATCCGTGACGCCATCGTCACCGCCTTCTGGGCGACCGTCTTCATGTTCGCGCTGGCCCTGCTGACTGCGTTCGGCAAGGACGTTGATCCATTCGAGGACTGAGCGATGAGGATTCGCGATTACGTTTGGTTCAACGCAGGGCTCTGCATGGCGTCTGCTGTCGCTTTGGCAGCCCTGCACGACCTGACAGGCATCTTCCCCGCCGTTCTTTGCGGCGTTTGGGTCTATGTCGGCCTGACCGAGGAGGACTAGATGCTCTCCGCGACCCAACTTCTTGTAGCGCTGATCGTCGGCATGCCGCTGGTGATCGGCGTCTGTTCTGCCATTGCACATGCGCTGAGCAAGCGCTGAGGAGCCTTCATGTTTGGAACTGGACTGATCGAGAAGCTGCAGAAGCAGGACCAGCATCGCATCAACCCGCACCCGCGCAAGACCGGTCCCGGCCGTAAGCATGAACAAGGGCCGCGCGACAAGGACGGCAAGCCATATGTGCGGTCTCCCATGGCGATGGCATTCAACAGCTATGCCACGCGCTACACCCACGCCCTGAGCAACTACGTGGCCGAACAGAACCTGCGCCGGATGGCGCAGAAGGCCGCGAAGAAGCAAACGCAATTCTGAGGAGCCCACCATGCGCCTCACCCTCGACACCATCGACCCGCTGCCGGCATTCCCGAGCGACGGCCTTTCGTTCGAGCTGCAGGACTCGGAGCCGGCATACCAGCCCTGCGAGCGGCACAAGCGGCTGCCGTCGTATCGCGAAGTCCTGGAAGCCGAAGTCGCTCGCAAGAACTCGGCGTTGGACATCGCAATGGCCCGCGCATGGCGCACCATCAGCGACGATACCAAGTGCTCTTTGTGGGAGATCGCGCGCTTCAACGTCAAGTGCGACCCCCACATCACCGAGGCCGACTGCCGCAAGCGCAAGGATGCGCCGGCCGAGCAGCCGAAGCAATCCACCGACGCGCCGCAGTTCAAGGTCGGCGACAGGGTGCGATGCCACATGAAGAGCGGCGAGGTGATCGTAGGCTTCATCGATTCCGCGTCCAGGCTGTACCCAGGGGAATGGCGCGTCAGGTGGAACGGCGAATACGGGATCTTTGAGCCGGGCCAACTCGAACTCCTCCCCACCGAGCCCGCACCCCAAGAGCCGCAGGCCGATGCGGATGGGTGGGTGAGTTGGAATGCGTCCACGCAAGGGCGTCCGCCGCTTCCAGCAGGCGCGCGCGTCGCGTTGCGGGTTGACGACGGCTCTGTTGTTTGGGCGCATGGGCTTCGAGTCGACTCCGCGAACTGGGCTCCTGACTCGATCATCCGCGCCTTCCGCATCGTCGCCTGACCATGCAGTTCAAAGCCGGCCCCATGCTGACTCTGCGCCCATCCCGGGAAGTTCAAGCAGAGGAAGCTCGGATTTGGAGATTCGGGGCCGGCACCCTTTTCACGCGCGTGGCTCGCAGTACCGGCCAGCCTCGTTCTTTGCACTTCTCCCTCCTCCTCCCTACGGCCCCAGGTGTGGCCTTGGGCGATCCGGGAGCCGCGCGCGTCCTTACCCACGGGGCAACTCCCGTGCAACCCGAGCCATGTGCTGCGCTTCCTGGCGCATCAGCCATGCCTCGGTGCTCATGTGCTTGCGAACGGCGCTCAGCAGCTCCCGCATCTTGCGGCGAGCCCACTGGGCGTCTCGGTTCGTCATTCGCATCTTCCTTCTCCGTCAGTTCTCGCGCAGTACCGGGCATGTCTAGTCCGGTGAGCGCTGGCGGCCACAACCCCAACTGCGCGGCTTGAGCCGCCACAACTGGAACAACCATGGGCTCAATCCTCGACGCAACCGAAGGTAAACCGGAAGCAACCATCCGAAAGGATTGGGAAGGCGAGCAGCGTGAGATGCCGCTGTTTGCTGAAGTTCAGCCTCCCAAGGAGGCATGCGCGGTCTTTGTGCAGCAATCGTCGTGGCCTGGAGCGATCAGGTATGCCGTGCAGAGATCGGGCTATGACGACTACGAGGTGGCAGACGCCATGCATATCAGTCACGGCTATTTCTCGCGCGTCATGCGCGGCACCGCCAGTCTCTCGGGGGAGCGGCTGGTGAAGTTCATGCGAATCACCGGCAGCGTCGCTCCGCTGCAATGGCTGGCCGATCAGATGGGCTACGAACTGCGGGCGAAGAAGAGCGAACTGGAGCAGCGGGCGGAAGCGGCCGAGCGTGAGGCGGCGGCTTTGCGCGCACAGATCGCAGTCGAGCGGAGGCGCGCATGAGCTTGCGATGCAAACCGGGCGACTTGGCCGTTGTACTGCCACCGGCGCGCAACGCTGGAAAGCTAGTTCGAGTCGTAGAACTGGCGCCGCGCCCAGGAATCGGAGTCGGCTATTCCGTTGATGGCGTCATTTGGGAGCAGACGGATAACAGTGCTGTTTGGATATGCGAATCCTTGGGGTCACTCCTCTGGTGCCCTTATGCGGCGCCGGTGCTCTGTCGTCCCTTTTCGGACAGCAGTCTTCAACCGCTGCGCGACAACCCCGGCGAAGACGAAATGCTCTCCATCGCCCGCAAGAACGCCTACGACTGCGCCATCACCGAACAGCAGGAGCGGCTGACTCGGCTGCTTGAAGAGGTGCCGAAGCAATGATCGTCACGCAAGCCCTCATCGCAGTCTGCGGCGTGGCTGCTGTCGCTCTCAGCCAGGACCGCCGCGAAAGCGTGCGCCGCTGGTCTTGCATCTTCGGCCTCGCGGGTCAGCCGGCTTGGCTTGTGGAGACCATTCGCGCCCACCAGTGGGGCATTGCTGCCCTGTGCATCGTCTACACGTGGAGCTGGGGTAGGGGGCTGCGGTTCTACTGGCTGCAGCGGGAGGTGATGTGAACCCGCTCCTTGATGCTTACGTCGAATCGCGAACCGTCGAGGATGGCGATTGCCTGCGGTGGACCGGCTACACGTTCGGCGGCCACCCGGGAGGCACCGTTGACAGGCGCAAGGTGCTAATCCGTCGCGCGCTCTGGGAATCCGAGCATGGCCCGATCCCGGCAGGCCGAATCATTCGTTGTACCTGCGAAACACCGCGTTGCGTTGCAATCGAACATCTCGTATGCACGACGATGAAGCGGTTGACCAAGCAACTTGGCGCCGGTGGCGTTATGAGCGGGCCGGTGCGCAGCGCGCGAATCGCCGCCGCGAAGCGGGCCGGGAAACAGGCCCGTGTGAGCCAAGAGGATGTTCGCGCCATCCGCGCGAGCGATGAGCCTGGGAAGGTTCTGGCAGCACGCTACGGCCTCAGCGAATCGACGATCAGCAAGTACCGGCGCAACCAGTGTCACCGTGAATTCGTCGCGAACCCTTGGGTAGGGCTATCCGCATGACCCGCTTCTACACCCCCGACCTCCGCGCCTGGCTCAACGGCTATGAGCCCGTCATTGCGGCCGAGATGGCCGGAGACCGCAAAGCCAAGGGTGACGCAATCGGCGCTGCAAAGCAAACCGCCAGGCGCATGGTGATCCCGACCGCCATCGACATTGGCCGCGGAACGATCCCGGGCCTGTCGGCCAAGAGCGACCCGGCTAAGGCTGGGCGCATTCGGAAGGCGAGCCACCTATGACTGCAGCCCTTGTGCGCTATGAAGCAGCCCGTTTTGCGCTTGCTGAAGCGCACCGCGTTGATGAAGTGAAAGACATTCGCGACAAGGCTGAAGCGATGGCCATTGATGAATGGGTTTTCCACGCGCGTGCAACATTCATACCGTCTCAGAGGCGGGCGTGCTCAGTGTGCGGCAAGTACGCCTCGCTTAGTCAGGCGCATCACGTCATTCCACTGGCCTTCCAGGCGCGCGGCAATCGCATGGTTGTCAATCATGAACACGAATGGTTGTGCCCGACGCACCATGCTGCCGTCCATGTACTGATTGGCCGTCATGTGCCGAACGCAACAGAGACGCGCATTGCGGTCACAGTGGACCTTGGGCGGGAAGGGGCGGACGTACTCGCAAGAGCTCTGGAGATTGCTGGGAGGGCGCGAGCATGACAAAACTTGTGCGCTATGAGGCCGCGCGCAAGGCTCTTGCAGAAGCAGTTGCCTTCGACGAGGTCATGAACATCATGAACATCGCGGAGCAGGCTGCGCTCTACGCCAAGCAGGCAAACGACAACGATCTTATCGAGAAGGCTACCGAGATCCGCGTGCGTGCCCAGCGCAAGGCGGGAGAGATGTTGGTCCAAGCGCGCGAGCAGGGTCAGCGGGCGGCGTCAGGCGGCACGCTCCGCAAAGAGTCGTCGGCAGCGACTCTTTCGCAGATCGGCATTACGAAGGACCAGTCCAGCCGCTACCAGCAACTCGCCGCCATGCCGGCCGAGCATTTCGAAACGGCCGTCGCAACCGCCAAAGCCACAGCCGGCGAAGTGACCACCGCGTTTATGTTGCGTGAGGCAAAGAAGAGCAAGCCTATAGGCAAGCCGATGAGAGGCAAGAAGGCTGACGCGCTTCGCGCCGAATTGAAGCAGGCGCAAGACAAGGGCGTCTCAATGCTTTGCACGTATGCGCGACTCACGTTGCAGGCTATTAGGGCAAAAGAAGAGTTCACCGAACAAGAGCGCGAACTGCTCGCCGAGCTGGAAGGCGCCATTCATTCCATCAGGAGTGTTTCCGCATGAAGACTGAAGTGATCCATGTAACGCCGCGTTTGGCTCGGGAATGGCTAAAGCGCAATTCCAAGAACCGTCCGATCCGGCCGTCACATGTTGAGACATTGCGCGCCTCCTTCGCGCGTGGCGAATATGTGATGACTCATCAAGGCATTGCCTTTGGCGACGATGGCGAACTGGTCGATGGCCAGCATCGTCTCGCGGCGATTGCCTTGATGGGCGAAGAAATGAGCTTCCCCATGCTCGTATCAAAAGGGCTTGAGAGAGAGGCGGCGTTCCCTGTTATCGATGCCACGCAGGCAAAGCGCACAACGGCTGATGTCCTCGGCATCGAGCGCGGCGTCGGCGAGTGCGCGAATTTCTTCGCGAAGCTGTATCTCGGGCGAACGACATCAATCACGCCGGTATATGTGCAGCCGTTCGCCGACTTCGTGTCTCTTCACCTCCCAGAACTCACGGCGTTCTGCGGTCGCCAAGTGAAGACTTGGAGCAGCGCGCCTGTACGTTCTGCTGCGGTCATTGCATCAATCATTGGGGACGCCGACTACACCAAGATCATTTACGCGGCTCTAGTCGGCGCCGACTTTAATTCCATGCCGCCAGTCGCTCAGGCAATGTTTCGTGCTCACATGGCTGGGGCCGTACGAGCAGCGCAGGCGTACGACATCTTCGCGAGATGTCTGAAGGTCTTCGACCCCAAGAACCAGAATCTCAAAAAGGTGCAGATCAACGATCAGGCTCGCGTTATCGCAAGCGTGCGCGCGCTACTGGACGCGGAGGTGTTTGGCAAGAAAAAAGCCGCGACGGCGAGCCGTGCGGCTAAGAGTGTTTCCGGGGCGAATTATCGGCTCGAAGGGCTCTGACAGCAAATGCCTGCAAGACTGCTGCGGGAAGGCATTTTGAGCAGCGATCGAGTTGACCAGCTCGACGCCGCTTCTGAGGTGTTCTACCGCCGCTTGATGAGTAAGGTTGACGACCACGGGCTTTACGACGCTCGGCCGGCAATTCTGCGCTCGTCCCTTTATCCGCTACGGGTTGACCGTGTGCGTGAGGCCGACATCTCCCGTTGGATCGCTGCGTGCGAGAAGGCCGGTCTGATCGCTCTCTACACACACGAAGGCAAGCCCTATTTGCAGATGCTGGACACGCGATGGACTGCACGTTCCGAGCCGAAATTCCCGTTGCCAACAACTGAAAACAAGTGCGCGCAGTTGAAAACAGGTGCGACCCTAGACGTATTCGGAGACGGAGACGTAGTCGAAGACGATAAAGCGCGCAGGCGCGCAGCCTTTGACGCCAAGGCAATCGAACTCCCGGAAGACGTTCCGCGTGAGTCCTGGGTGCTTTGGTGCGAAGACCGCGCAGCGAGGAAAAAGCCGATCACTGAGCGTGGCGCTCAGATGCAGCTGCAGAAGCTACATGAATACCGCGCCCAAGGCTTCAGCGCCAAAGAGGTCATTGAAAACTCGATAGCGGGGGGATATCAGGGGCTGTTTGCGCCGACACGCAAAGGTGCGCAGTTGCAAACGACTGCGCACAGCGGTGATGCCGACGAGACACAACGCTACCTCGCCGAGCAACGTCAACATCAACGCGCAGCCCCACCGCCCGAAATCCTCGCCAAGGTAGGCAAAACCGTGAAGGTCGTGCAATGAGCCAATACGCAGCAGTTCGAAAGCGTCTGGCGGAGCAGCGCCAACAGCCATCGCGCAAGGTCGCAGAGGAAGCCATCGCGGCATTGAAACGCCTTCGAGAGCGACTGGCAAAGCAATGGGAGGACAAGTGATGAGGCGGCCAGATCCCGACCCCTACCTTATGTCCGACGCAGCCCTGCGCTGCGCGACGAATGCGTGCCAGGGCAGCCAGTGGCTCAGCGACCGGCAGTTCGCCGAAGCATGCAGGAGCGAGATCAAGCGGCGCCAAGTGCTTGCGAGGGGTCCGCAAGGCTTCTCGCACACGCGGCAACGGCAATCGACGGCGGAGATCGCGTGAGTGCCCAACGCTTCACCCTGGCCCACGACATCGCTCGCAGCCGCGCCGCTCGTGCCGTTGAGCAGGCCCCAGCCGGCTACGTGGTCGAAGTGAAAGAGCCGACCCGCAATGGGGAGCAGAACGCGAAGCTGCACGCGATGCTGGCCGATGTGGCCCGGCAAGTGACGCATGCAGGCCAGAAGCTACCGGCCGGTGTGTGGAAGCGCCTTGCAGTCGCCGCCTACATGCGAGAGCAGGGCGAGGCGCCGTTGATGGTCCCTGCGCTCGACGGCATCGGCATTGATGTCATCTACGAGCGGACGAGCCAGATGAGCAAACGGACGATGGCCGGGCTGATCGAGTGGCTGTATGCCTTCGGGGCCGAGAAGGGTGTTGTTTGGTCGGAGCCGGTGGAGGTGCCTGCATGAGCGCTACACCTCTTTCGCGCGATCAATGGCGCGCTCCAGCCAAGAGCGGCCTAGGCGCTGGAGCTTGGCCCATCGCTCGTCGTCAAGGCGGACGGAGCGAACCGGTGTCGTTGAGCGCTGCTCTGGCGGCAGCGGTGGCCGCCCGCGGCGCTTGGGTTGTCGATCTGTGTTCATGTGCGGGCTTGATCTGCGGCCATCTTCTGCCCAGCCCAGACGGCGTATTGGACGGTCATGCGATCGCGGCCCAGCGCCTCAACCGTGGTGGTCTTGATGACCTCGCGAGCGTTACCGGCCCAGCGCCACACTTGCACCTCGTTTTGCATGACTGTGAATCCGCCATTAAAACCCTCCGGCGAGGAGAACTCGCAGAAGGACGGCAGGCCGTGCTCCACCGCGGCGCGAACTTCGGACTCGACGAACGGGCGAACCGCCTTGACGGCTTGTTCGACGGCTTGGTCTGCGAGGGTCTTGGTCATCTCTCTCTCCTTAGTTGCCAGCAGCACCGTGCTGCCATGGGTATTAATGTAGTACACGAAAAGACAGGGCGCAAGAACTTTTGTGTAACACGAGAAAAGGTGCGCCGATGAAGCGCTCCGCCCCTCTCCACCGCTCCGATGGCATCGCCAAGGCCTCAGTGCCGGCGCCGCGCACCAAGAAGTGCAAGGCCTGCCGCGAGCCCTTCGTGGCGCTTCGCCCACTGCAGTCGGCATGCTCACCAGCGTGCGCCCATGCACTCGCCGCCAAGGTGCGAGAGAAGCGCGAGCGAGCCGAGAACGCCGCGCGCCGCGAGAAGTTGAAGACCCGACGCGACTACATCCGCGAGGCCCAGCAGGCGGTGAACAAGTACGTTCGGCTGCGGGACTTCGGCCTGCCGTGCATCTCTTGCGGCGCCACGCCGGAGCAGAAGCGCGGGGGGACCATGGACGCAGGGCATTTCCGGAGTGTTGGCAGCGCGCCTCATGCCCGGTTCTACACCCTCAACATCCACGCCCAATGCTCACGCTGCAACCAGCATTTGGGCGGCAACGCTGTGGAGTATCGCCGCGGGATCGTCGCTCGCCTGGGCCTCGCCAAGGTCGAAGCCATCGAGGCCATGCAGGGATCTCCCAAGTGGTCGATCGACTACCTAATGCGGCTGAAGAAGATCGCGCTGAAGAAGGCGCGGCGAACCGAGAAACGTCTGAAGGAGCGCCTTTAATGGCCCATATCAATGCTGGCTGTCTAACTAGGGCCGTCCTCGACAGGCTCATCGCAAGGCACGTCGAAGAGAACAACCTGCGCGCACTGAAGCACCTACATACGACCGTCACGAACCGAGCTCATGACGCAGAGCATCTAGGTTGGCCTGCGCTTATGGACAGTTGGATGCGTGACGCGGTACGAGTACAGGGGGCAATCGACCATTTGCTGATGCAGAGCAAGCGGGCGGCGGAAAGGATCGCGGCATGAGCGAGATTGACACCAATGCCGGCATCGGCGACCTAATGAGTACAGAGAAGGGCACAGGCGCGCGCTTCAACGCAGGTAAGCCGCCGATCGAGCTCATACCCTTCACTGCCATGGCCGCCGCTTTGCGCGGCCCTTGGGTGCGCGAGCAGGAACTGGCGTGCATAGCCGCACTCGACGCGCTTGGACGCTGGCAGGCCGGAGGCGGCACCGAATGCCTTAGCGAAGCGCTCCAAGCACTAGGCCACGACGGCTGGGCCGAATGCGCCGATGTCTTCGACTACGGGCGCCGCAAGTACGCGGCGTGGAACTGGGCTAAGGGCATGCCGTGGTCGGCGCCTCTCGCGTGCGCCGGCCGCCACCTCTTGAGGATGCTGCGCGGGGAGATGGTTGACCAGGAGAGTGGTAAGCCGCATCGAGGCCACGTCTTTTGCAACGTCGTGATGCTCATGACGTACTCAAACACCTACACGGAGGGCGACGACCGCCCGCCGGCTGGTCTCTTGGGGAACGCCACATGAACACGTTGACCTTCTTCGGTGCGGTGTCGATGCTCTTCGTCGCCGCATTCACTTGGGCGCAGTACCGCGACAACACAGGCCCAGGTCAAACGCCGCGCGGGGCCATCATCGAAGCGTGGACCAATATCGCCATTGGGTTCACGGTGAATTGGCTCGCCAACATCGTGCTCATTCCGCTGATGTCCCCGGGAGGCCACATGACGCTGGCGGCCAACTTCTGGGGCGGCTGGATCTACACATCTATCTCGATCCTGCGGCAATTCATCATCCGGCGCTGGTGGAACACGCGGATTCACGCTCTCGCGCAAAGGATCGCGCGATGACCGCCGATCAAGTTCAGGCCGGCCGCTTCATCCTTCTCCCAAGCGGCCGTCCCGTCGAAATCGTGCGCCGAGTCGGAGAAGCCTGCGAGTGCAGGTATCTCGGGACGCGGGACTACTGTGACCTGAGAGTTGACTGGGTTCGCAGGTATTGCAAGCCCTATGCGGTCAACCAGCGTGGTGGAAAGTGATTCAAGGGCAAGCGCGCCGCCCGCGAGGCGCACATACGGAGAGAGATGTGGAAGACGTTTTGAAGCCGAAGACTATTGCGATGATCGTGGTGGGGGTGCTGGTGCTGATATTGGGCGCTGCACTCTGGCCATTTCGTTCTGTGCCAACAGGCACCCGAGGCGTTGTGACTCAGTTCGGCGCGATTAGAGGCATCGAGCCAGAAGGGCTCGTTGTGTTGCCGCCTTGGCGGTCGCTGACAATCTTCAGCATCCGAGCGGAGGCCGCAGACATCGAGAATGCTGAAGGTAGCACCAGCGACACCCAGCCCGTGAAGGTGTCTATGACCGTGCGCTACAGCATCTCTCCCGACAAGGTAGCCGAGGTCTACGAGAAGTACACCCACGATGGCAATCTCGCGAGCTACGTACAGACCGCAACGCAGGAGGTATTCAAGGCGGTGACCGCGCGCTACACGGCGCCTGATCTCATCGCAAAGCGTGCCCAAGTCTCGGCAGACATTAGTCAGACGCTGCGGACAAAGCTCGCAGTCTACGGCGCCCAAGTCATCAACATCGACATGCGCAACTTCTCGTTCAGCGATAGCTACATGAAGGCGATCAACGAGAAGGTGACGCAGGAGCAATTGAGGCTAGCTGCCGAGAACCAAGTGCGAACGGTCGAAGCGCAGCAGAAGCAGAAGGTCGCCATCGCTGAAGCTGAAGCAAGCGCCAAGCGCGCTACCGCTGATGGTGACGCCTACGCAGTGACGAAGCGTGCCGAAGCAGAGGCCAACGCGTTGAAGATCCAAAACGCCGCACTTGCGCAGAACAAGGATGTGCTGGAACTGCGGCGCATTGAGGTAGACCTGGAACGCGCCAAGCGCTGGGACGGGAAACTGCCGGAGAACGTCTACGCCAGTGCTCCGATTCCATTCCTCAACACCGGGAAGTAGCTCCAAAGTGAAAGCGCCCCGGCGTGAACCGAGGCGCGGGGCTTGAGTGGCAAGCGGGGTGGTAGCCGCTATTGTCCTACGTTGGAGCAGTCATGCCAATAGAAGCCCCGCCGACCGTTGAAGAGCGCTACACCCGGGCGATCCATTCGCCCCGCCTCGTCGTCTCGGCGCGAGAGCGCACGGACGTTGACATGCTGATTGCGGCGGGGTGGACCGCAGCATGCTTTGATGAAAACGGACAACCAAGGCCAAAGAGCGAATCTGACAAGCGGACGCGGTTTGCAGTCGCGCTCTACCGTCTGGCCTCGGAGTTTGATTCAGTGCGCCAAGAGATGCGCGAAGTCCTCAGCGCTACCGAGTTCGCCCTGGCGCTGATGCGGCTCAAGACTCTGCGCGAAGCCCGTGAGAGCCTGGGCGCCTACGCCTCCATCCAAGCCACCAAGCAGCGCTTCATGCAGCCTGACGAGAAGGTCATGCCGCTCATGGGTCAAGTCCTGAGCGCCTGGCTGGACCCGAACTGCCACAAGTGTGAGGGCAGGGGGACGATCGGCGGCTACGGCTCGCCGCAAATCGTCTGCCGCTCATGCAGCGGGACCAAGCTGCGGCTTCGCGACAAGCAGGGTACGCTTCGCATCGGGCTCGATGGTGAGCAGAAGCGCTTCGCCGGGCACATGCTGGCCGAGATGGATCGGCTGGTGGCCGAGGTGGAGCAGGCGATGAAGCGGTTGCTTCGAGGCCGGCCTGAGTGAGCGCGGCATGCGCCCTTTGTGGTGGCTTACGAAGGACGGAGACCTTGACTGCCTCGAACTCTACTTGCGGCACTACAGCAGCGGCAAGCGCGTGCGTTGGAGAGACACTCAATGTTTCGCTGGGCCCGGAGAAAAACTTGTGTTGCGAACATTCGCTGCGGACGCCTTGTTTGTGTGGCGCCGATTCATCGACGACAGTATTGACGCGCGGACCGGAGAGCGCCAATCAGGCGTCAACTGCGCCATATTTCGGAACGAAGGTGAGCACTTATCGTCACTCCTCATTCGCCAAGCGGACGCAATCGCTGATGCAGTCTGGACTGATCGCAGGCATTACACCTACGTGCGTAGCGAAGCGGTCGCTTCAAAGAACCCTGGATTTTGTTTCCTCGCGGCCGGGTGGCGCCGCTGTGGCCGAACAAAAGGCGGCCTGCTAATTTTGGAGAGAACCTGATGGACATGATCGAACTGAGGCCGGCCGAGCGTAGCCGCACCTACACCTGGCCTGACGAATTCGTTTTGACGTTGTCGAACGTCACGCACTTCCAAGCGAGCGACAGCGGCACTCATCGCCTCAAAACCGCTGATGGGAAGTTGCACATTGTCCCCGTGGGGTGGCGCCACATTGAGATCGACGCTGATGGATGGACCCTGTGAAAGATGCGATGGCCCCGCGTGGGGAGCGCCGGTTGACTTGCACTCCAACTTCCGCTATCGCATAATTCACTCACGCTCAGCTTGATTCGTTCCGCTGAGTGAATTCGTCGGCCCGGCGGCCGAGCTACCCGAGCGAGATCGGGCCTGCAGTTGATCCGCCGGTGTTGTCGAAACGATTTCGTTCCGCTCGCCTTCCCCTTCCAGGAATAGCGGCGAAGGAACAACCAAGGCGCTCCGAGTGGGCGCCTTTTTCTTTGGGCGCGCACTCCACGCCGCCCGCCCCGTGTTGCCACACGGGCCTCAAGGCTATGAAGGTTGCCCCGCCTGTCTGGAATGAAAGGGGTAACGCCGGGAGTCAGGCCTGCTCCAGCTATGCGAAATCGGCGCATAGCGACAAACCAGCTTACGACGTACACACGCACGCGACCACGGCATGCCCGAAAGGCAGACGGTGGGGCGGACGCTTGGCCCCACGACACGGGGCGCTGGATATACGGCCCCGAATTCCTCTGGATTGGCAGCAGTAGAGCCCGGTAGCTCGGGAAGCTGCCTACCCGCCCAAGCAGTGGGGGTACGGAGGAACACGGGCCACGGTTTCGCCCTTGATGGTACTGCTCGGTACCAAATAGAATTCAAACATTGATCGGTTGGCAAGCCGGTCAACGAATCCGGCGCCGATCTAGAAGCCGGCTGGGGCGGCAGTCTCCGCCCACCTACATAGCCCCTCGCTGGAAACGGCGCAGGGGCTTTGCTCATTTGGGCAACAAACGGCCCACAAACAAGCGCAAGGGGCGCGCAACAGCCTTCCACGCTGACGAGCGCGGAGCTCGACTCTCCTTGCTCGCTCCAGTTGCCCAGCCGGCAGCGCTTCGCAGTTGCCGCAACCTCAAGCCTAGAAAAAGCCGCTCTCACCGGCTGGGCTCCCTCCAAGCGCCTCCCCATAGCTAGCCCAGGCGTCACCCTCCAGCGCTCGACAGAGCCATGACGCCCAACGGCCAGCAGAGGCCCGCTCCAGCCGGAGAGGCGCCCGGGGCATCCCAGGCGCGGTGAGCGCAAGAACGCCGGCAGCCAGCGACGCGGTGACGAGCACGCCAACCCACATCCCGGCTGGCGCAAGCGGTGGGCGCTGGCACCCACACAGAAAGCACACCATGTCCCTCCAATCCGATCTCATTTCGGCCGAGCAGGCTTTGACCGTGGCCGAGCAGGTTGTCGCCGCCGCCAAGGCACGCTACGACGAACTCAAGGCCAAGGCAGACGCCGCAGCGCCTCACTTGGCTGTCTGGGCGGACGCCAAAGCCTGGGTCGCCAAGTTCGGCCAAGAAGCCGAAGGCGAGTTCCAAGGCTTTGTCGAGCGCGCTCACGCCCTGTTCGGCTCCGGGGCCTGACATGCCCCTGTCCAAATCCCCAACGCGCAAGGCGCTGGAAAAGAACATCAAAACCGAAGTGAAGGCCGGAAAGCCTCCCAAGCAGGCTGTCGCTATCGCCTACAGCGTCCAGCGGCAAGCCAAGAAGAAGTGAGCCCCAAGCGGCTCGCACAACCAACCGATAGGAAGCACGTAATGCTCAAGCCCCTCCAAGACAAAATCCTCGTCGAACTCGAAGAGAGTTTGAACACGAACATCCCCGGCTTTCTCCTGAAGCCCACACCCGACAAATGGCAGGGCCGCGATGGCTCGATCCTCGGGGAAATGCGCGGCAAGGTGGTCGCAGTCGGCCCCGGCAAGCGATTGGAGCTGACCGGCGAGTTCCTGCCGATGTGCGTCCAGCCTGGCGACGTTGTGCGCCTGAGTGAGTTGGAGTACCACACCGAAAAGGAAGGCGGCAAAACCTACGTCCTCGCCTCCGAGGCTGATGTGCTGTGGGTGGAAGAGGTGGAGGCGGCATGACCACCTACACCGACCTAGAACAAGCCGAGCTGAAGGCCCTGCGCAGCTTCTACATGGCTTGGCTCGCCTTCCACGCCGTCAACCAAGACACCAGCGGGGATGAGCACTTCAAGCGCAAATGCCTGGAGCGCGCAGCCACCAAGATGAGCGAAGCAGTCGCCGAGGTGCGCAAGTTCGATCCGAAGGTGGTGCAGTGATGGCCTACAGCCAAGAGATCGCAGACGCCATCTGCGCCAAGATGGCAGAGGGCCGTGGTCTGCGGGATGTGCTGCGCGATGACGGAATGCCGTCGATTGGCACGTTCCTGCGGTGGGTGAGTGAGCGCCCAGAACTGGCGGAGCAGTACGCGCACGCGCGCGCGCTTTGTCTAGATGCGATGGCCGAGGACATCATCGACATCGCCGACACGCCGGAGATCGGAAAGAAGACGGTGAGCAAGGCCACCGGGCTGGAGATCACCGAGGGCGACATGGTGGAGCACCGCCGCCTGCGGATTGAGTCGCGCAAGTGGCTGCTGGCAAAGATGGCTCCGAAGAAGTACGGCGACAAGGTGCAGACGGAACTGACCGGCGCTAACGGCGGCCCGGTGCAGATCGTGGCGAGCAACCACGACGAGGCGCTTTAGGACACTACCTATAGTGCCCTGTCTCCGAAAACAGGCCTTTAGACCGTACTGAACACTACATATAGTGTGTCGAAGCCGCCTCCGGGCGGCTTTTGCATTTCTGATGCAACTCACCGCCCGACAACTCCAGGCCCAAGCCATCCTGAGCGGGCCGGCGACGCACTGCATGCTCTTCGGGGGCTCGCGGTCCGGTAAGACCTTTCTTCACTGCCGCAACGTGGCGTTCCGGGCGCTCAAGGCCCCCGGCTCGCGCCACGGCATCTTCCGCTTCCGTGCGCTCCACGTTCACGAGTCGATCGTGCTGGACACCTGGCCGAAGGTTATGAAACTGGCCTTCCCTGGCGTCAAGTGGACGATGCACAAGGGCGACGGCTACGCGGTGATTCACACAGGCGCCGAAGACTCAGAGGTTTGGTTCTCCGGCTTGGACGACAAAGAGCGCGTCGAGAAGGTGCTCGGCAAGGAGTTCGCGACGCTGTACTTCAACGAGTGCAGCCAGATTCCGATGCAGTCGGTGGACATCGCGACAACGCGCCTGGCGCAGCTCGTGATGACGCAGATGCAGGGTAGGGAGCCGACACCGCTCAAGGTGAGGGCGTTCTACGACTGCAACCCTCCGTCAAAAGCCCACTGGACTTACAAGCGGTTCATAGCCAAGGTGGACCCGGAGACAAACGAGCCGCTGCGGAACGCTGAAGACTACGCCAGCTTTCAGATCAACCCGCAGGACAACGCGGCGAACCTGAACGAGGCGTATCTGGAGACGCTCAAAAACCTGAGCCCCAGACTGCAAAAGCGATTCCTGAAGGGCGAATTCGCTGACGCAACGCCGAACCAGTTGTTCCCGCAAGAGTGGATCGACAAGTGGCGCGCGGCCGATGGCCAGTTGCCCGACATGGTGCGGGTGGTGGTCGGTGTTGACCCCAGCGGCTCCGGTGATGCGGACAACGCGGACAACGATGCAATCGGCATCGTGGTGGGCGGGCTCGGCACGGACGGCAATGCGTATCTGCTGGAAGACTGCACCGTCAAAGCCGGCCCTGCCGTGTGGGGCCGCATGGCCGTGTCGGCATGGCAGCGTCACGAGGCTGATGTGATCGTGGCCGAAGTCAACTACGGTGGCGCCATGGTGGGCTCGACCATCAAGGCGGCGGCTTCGCAGATGAGCGCGCGGCCGTCGTTCAAGCAGGTCAATGCGTCCCGCGGCAAGGTGGCTCGTGCGGAGCCGTTCAGCTCCCTCTACGAGCAGGGGAAGGTGCGCCACGCGGGCGACTTCAACGCCCTTGAGGACGAGCTAACTGCGTTCTCGACTTACGGCTACACGGGCGAGCAAAGCCCCAACAGAGCCGACGCATGGTTTTGGGTGCTGGCTGAGCTTTTCCCCGGGCTGGTGAAGACCGTCAAAGAGGCAAAGCGCAGCGACTTCCCGAAGATCGTTTCTGCGCCCAGCGGCGGCGCGTGGATGGGGTAGGACGATGACAGAAGACCAAATCAAAGCCGCGCAAACACTATTGCGAGACGTTGAGCATGCCCGCTATTCAAAGAAAGAGTGGGATGGAATTCAAGTCGATGGCCTTCTCGCGATGATGGGAATTCACGCCAAGCCGGAAACGAGGGAATTGGCGCAAGGATTCATCGCTGGCATGCGAACGCTGCTCGCCCGCGACCTGAAAGAGCTTGAGGCGAAGCTCGCCGCGCTGTAATGTCCACCGCAACAACAGCATCGGATGGCCGCGAAAAGGGCGTCATCCAAGAGGCGCGCGAGCGGCTAAAACTCGCCAACGAGGCCGAAGGGAAGAACCGCCAGGCCGCGATTGAAGACCTGAAGTTTGCATCGGGCCAGCAGTGGCCGGCCGATGTGGAGATGCAGCGCAAGTTGGAGCGCCGCCCGTGTCTGACCATCAACAAGACGGACAACTTCGTCCGCTCGGTGGTCAACAACATGCGGCTGCAGCGCCCGCGCATCAAGGTGCACCCGGTTGCCGACGGCGCGGACGTGAAGGTCGCGGATGTGATCCAGGGCCTCATGCGGCATATCGAGGTGAACTCGAACGCCGAGGCCGCTTACGACATCGCCGCCGACAGCCAGGTGCGGATGGGTTGGGGCTACTGGCGCGTCTGCACTGAATACACTGCCGACGACAGCTTCGACCAAGAAATCTACATCGAGGCGATCAAGAACCCGTTTTCGGTGTACTGGGATCCTTCCAGTGTCCAGCCCGATGGGTCGGACGCGCAGTGGTGCATCATCACGGAGCGGGTCAAGCGCGAGAAGTTCAAGCGCATGTATCCGGGCAAAGACCCGGTGGACTTCAAGACGCTCGGCGCGGGCGATGAAAAGGCATTGTGGGCGACGCGCGATGAGGTCGTGATCGCCGAGTACTACCGCATCGAGGAAACGCCCGATACGCTGTGTCAACTCTCCAACGGCTCGCGGCTTTACAAGCCGCGCCTGCCGAAACCGGAGGTTCTGCAATACGCAGGCGTCACGGTCGTCGCCGAGCGCGGGACCATGCGCAAGCAGTTGAAGTGGTCGAAACTGACTGCGCGCGACGAGTTGGATAGCCGCGATTTGCCGGGCAAGTACATCCCGGTCGTGCCGGTCTTCGGTGGTGAACTGTGCGTGGACGGCGAAGTCGTCCGCTACGGCATGGTGCGCCAGCTCAAAGACCCGCAGAGGGCCTATAACTTCTGGCGTACTGCCGAGACGGAGTTGGTTGCGCTGGCGCCCAAGGCTCCTTGGCTCATGGCCGAGGGCCAGGACGAAGGCTACGAAGAAGAGTGGAACACCGCGAATAACCGCAGCTACTCGCGCCTGAAGTACAAGCCGACGCACGACGAGCAGGGCCAACTCCTGCCGCCACCGCAGCGCCTGAGCCCGCAGCCCGTGCCTACGGGCGCCATTCAGGCGGCGATGGCCGCCAGCGAGGATCTGAAGGCCGTCGCGGGGATGTTCGACCCGGCCCTTGGCGCTCCTGGGCAGGAAACCTCCGGCGTAATGGTGCAGGCGCGGCAGGGTCAATCCGACCTGTCGAACTACCACTTCTACGACAACCTCACGCGCTCAATCCGGCACACCGGCAAGATCATCCTTGACCTGATCCCGCACTACTACGACACACAGCGCGTGGTTCGCTGCATCGGCGAAGACGGTGAGCCGGAGTCGGTCACGATCAACGAGAAGCAAACGGACGAGGCTGGCACGATCCAGAAGGTGCTCAACGACGTGACGACGGGCACCTATGACGTTGTGATGGACACTGGCCCCGGCTTCCAGACCAAGCGCCAGGAGGCCGCGGCCGGCCTGTTGGAGATGCTCAAGACGGAATTGGGCAAGCAGATCGCCCAAGTGGCCCCCGACATCATCGTGCGCCAACTGGACATTCCGGGCATCGACGCCGTGGCCGATCGGCTTGCCGCAGCGAATCCGGTTGCGCAGCAGGAGAAGAACTTGCCGCCCGATCTGCCCGACGAGGCCCGCGCCATGATCATGCACCTGACGGCGCAGAACCAGCAGATGCAGCAGCAACTGCAGAAACTGACGCAGGAGAAGCAAGCAGCCATGTTTGCCGAGCAAATGCGGCAGCAGGGTAAGTTGGCGTCGGATCACCTGTGGTCGCAGCACGAGATCGAGCAGGAGCGCATTCGCCAGGACGCTGAAAACCGCCGACTTCTGGCCAAGGAACACGCGGCCAACGAGCGCACCGCGATGCAGGTTCATGCGAAATTGCACGATACCGCACAGCGTGTAGCCGAAGACCGATTCGAGGCGGTGCTAGACGCTCGCACCGATCTGCAGCTCGGTAAGGACCGGGCGCCGAACAACGATTTCTCGCAGCAGCGGCGATAAGCGCTGCATTCGCTTGGCGCACGTGACGCGCCACCCCACCAAGGCCCCTAGAGGGCCTTTTTTCTTGTCCGAGTAGCGCCCGTAAGGCGCGGAGTCCTCATGACCGAAGCCACCAACCAAACGGCTGAATCGACGCCTGCACGTAATGCGGGGCGGACACAACCCAACGTTGTGACCGGCGAAACCATTGCGGCACGCTTCGCGCCCTCCCCACCGGAGGTAAAGGCAGAACCCGAGGTCAAAGCAGACACCGAGGCCAAACAGGCCGAAGTCGAAGCGAAGACCGAGGTCCAGCCGAGCGAAGGCGACCGCAAAGACAGCGGAAAGAAGAGCATTTCCGACCGGATGCGTTTCCTCGTGGAGCAACGCAAGAGCGAAGCCACCAAGCGACAAGAGGCCGAGGCGAAAACCGCGGCCCTGCTTCGCGAAAAGGAAGAACTCGAAGCGCGGCTGAAGCGACTGGAAGCCAATCCGGACCCGATCGAAACGTCACCACGCCCCAAGCGCGAAGCCTTCACCACTCAGGAAGAGTACGAAGACGCCGTGGCGGACTGGCGAGCCGACCAGAAGATCGCGGAACGAGAGCGCAAAGCAGCCGAGGCGCGAGCCCTGGCTGAAAAGCAGGCGATCGACGCAGCGTGGAACCGGCGCATGCAGGCAGCGATGAAAGAGTTCGACGACTACAAGGATGTGGTCGGCGGCTCCAAGATTTCGCTTCCTGAGCACCTGTACATCGCGCTGCAGGAAAGCGAGTATGGGCCGCATCTGGCCTACTACTTCGCCAAGCACCCGGAGGAAGCGGAGCGTTTCACGGCCATGCGGCCGACGACGGCGCTGCGTCAACTCGGGCGGCTTGAAGACGCCCTGTTCTCGGAACAGCCGGAAGAGCTTGAAGCTCAACCTGCCAAGAAGGAAGCTCAGAAGCCCGCTGTCGAAGTCTCAAAAGCGCCTGCGCCTGTCAAGCCGGTGCGCGAGTCGACAGCTGCCAACCCCGGACCGGCCCTCACGTTCGAGGAATACCGAGCCAGACGCCAACAGCAAGGCCGCCACTAGCCACAAGTCACGCGCTTCAACCGAAACGAGCCCGCCACTGAGCGGGCTTTTTGTTTGGAGCAACGAAAGTGAGCAACCAACTTCTCACCATCAGCGACATCACGAACGAGTCGCTGATGATTCTCGAAAACGAACTCGTTTTCACCAACCTCGTCAACCGAGAGTAAACAAACGTCTAGCTCTCGTTAAACCCCGTTAATTGCTGGAAACCCCTTAGAGCCGATCAAACTACAGCGTGACCTGCGAAGGTGAGCGCGAACGTTTGAAAATTGATCGGATTGGGCAATCAGCAGCCAAGCGTCCATCATCGTAGGATGATAGATGAAGGTTCAACGACTAGGCGCAAGCCGTACACCCAAGCGGGTGGAAATGCGGGGTCAGAGATGCCGGCTGCACGACCAATCAAGGAAAGAATTTCGGAGAAGGCGCAGATCGCTCCTTCAGGCTGCCACGAGTGGACTGGTTACGTGATGCCTAACGGCTACGGGCAAGTTCATTTGGGTGGCAAAACTGCTTACGCACATCGAGTCGCATACGAACTACGGCATGGACCCATCGCGAATGGGTTGTATGTCTTGCATCGTTGCGACAACCGTAGGTGCGTGAACGTCGATCACTTGTTCTTAGGAACCCACCTAGATAACGTGGTCGATTGCGTTCAAAAATCCCGTCATGCCTATGGCGACAAGAACGGGCGCCGCAAACTCAACGCGGCACAAGCGGTTGACATCAGGAATTCAGAGGGCACGCACGATGAGATTGCTGCCCGATATGGCGTGTCGCGCGCTACTGTGACGCTCATCAAACAGCGTCGCACATGGCAGCATCTTTGAAAGAGATAGTCTGTTCTGACCGGAAACGGTTAGCTGCCCAATGTGGCGGGAACGGGTGTAGCGCCCCGCTCCGAACATGAAAAGATGACGATCGCTTCGGCATCGACGGCGCGAAGATCGGCTACAGCGTCAACGTCCGCCGCCCGGCCCGCTTCAAGGGCACCGCCGGTCCGGCGCTGAACGTGGAAGATTTCAACGAGACCTCGGTCCCGGTGACGCTGACCACGCAGTTCCACGTCGACACCCAGTTCATCACCAGCGATCTGCTGCTGTCGATGGACATGTTCGCCAAGCGTGTCTTGAAGCCCAAGATCGCGACGATCGCGAACCGGATCGACTACGACGGCCTGCTGATGGCCAAGCGCAACGTGTTCAACATCACGGGCGCTGCCGGCACCGCACCGACCACGACCACGCCGTTCCTGCAAGCCGGTGCGTGGCTGGATACGGAGGGTGTGCCGCGTGATGGTGAGCGCCGCCTGGTGATGGACCAATGGTCCCACGCCTCGGCAGTGGGTGCCTTCACTGGCCTGTTCAACCCGCAGCGCACGATCAGCGAGCAATACGTCAAGGGTCTGCTCGGCAAGGACACGCTGGGCTTCGACTTCTACATGGATCAGAACATCAGCGCGCACACCTTCGGCGCGCTGGGCGGCACGCCGCAGTACGATTCCTCGCAGACTTCGAGCGCCCTGCTGACGACCGGCTGGGCGGACACCGGCACGCTGGGCACCAAGGGCTGGAGCAACTCCACCAAGGTGGTGAACGTCGGCGACGTGTTCACGATCGCCAACGTCAACGCCGTGAACCCGCAGAATCGCCAGTCCGCCGGCAAGCTGCGCTACTTCGTGGTCCGTCCGCCCGTGGGTACGCCTGCGAACGGCACGTACACCCCGAACTATGACGCGGTGACGGGCCTGGATGTCGGCGGTTCGTATACCTCGGACGGCTCCGGCAAGCTGCAACTGACGATCGCCGCGTGCGTCATCAGTGGCGGCCAGTTCCAAAACGTCGATGCTGCGCCGGTCAACAGCGCCAACCTGACGTTCTTCGCCTCGGCCAACGCCGTGTCGCCGCAGTCGATCGCGTTCCACCGCGACGCGTTCACCCTGGTGAGTGCCGACCTGGACCTGCCGGGCGGTGTGGACGTGGCGGCTCGCGCCTCGCACAAGGACATCGGCATGTCCATGCGTGTGGTGCGCCAGTACACGATCAACAACGATGCCAAGCCGACGCGTATCGACGTGCTCTACGGCTGGGCGCCGCTGTATCGCGAACTGGGCTGCCGAGTCGCCGGCTAACGCACGGACTGGAGGACCTTCGGGGCCTGTCTTTTCATAGGAGCAATTCATGTCTTCGACCAATCCTGGACCGGCGACTACCACGACCACGAACCTCGTGGCGCCGATGAGCAACCTCTACAAACTAGAGACGATCCGCGTCGCACTGACTCCAGCCGCTGTCGCCCAAGGCACCACCGCCGAACAGACCTTCTCGGGCCTGTCCACTGGCATCAAGGCGGGCGATTTCATCGTCGGCGTCAGCAAGCCGACGACCCAGGCGGGCCTGGCGGTGGCCGGCTGGCGTGTGGATGCGACCACGGACGACACGTTCTACTTGACGTTCGCCAATATCCCCAACGCGGGCGGCAACATCACCCCGACCGCGGGTGAGTCCTACGCCATTACCGTGGCGCGCGCTGTGCCCGGCTCGACGCCGATCACTGCTGTCGTCTGATCCCCTGCGGCCCTTCGGGGCCGCTTTTCTTTCCATGGGCCGCCTCGTGCGGCCTTTTCCTTTGGGCCGGCGATATGGCGCAAATCATCACCGAGATGTCTTTGACGATCGATTCGGGCGGTCGCTCGCAATCGGTGGCTGTTTCAACCACGTCGGCTCAGTCGGCGGCGATTTCGGCCCCGAATGTCGTGCTTACCCCGACCGTGAGCGGCTTCATTCGTCAAGGCGCGAACCCCACCGCCGTATCGGACGGGACGGACATCTTCTTGCTTGGCAACAACACCTATCGGCTAGGCGGCTTTGTGCCTGGCAACAAGCTCGCATTCATCGCCGCGAGCGGCACCGGCACGCTCTACATCACGCCGGAGGGCTGACATGTCAATCGCTGGACAAGCTGGCTCGACCGATGCGAGCGGAAACATCAACGTCAACGAAGCGACGCTACTCAGCGGCGAGGACACGCAGGCGGTGCGTCTTTGGGGTGGTCTTGGTATGGACTACACCCAGATCAGCACGAATGCCACTACGGTTGTGAAGGCAACGCCAGGGGCATTTGCGGGCATCTACGTGCAGACCGCAGGCAACACCTCGACGGTGAGCGTGTACGACAACACTGCGGCCTCTGGTCCGCAACTCATCCCGACCACGAGCGTTACCACGACTGTCGGAACGCTCATCACCCCACTAAGTGGTGGCTGCGTGAAGACCAAGACCGGGCTTACCGTGGTGACGGCTGGCACCGGCGCGGCGACGATCAACGTTTATTGGGCCTAAGCCGTGACCACTTGGTATCTCGACTACGTAAACGGTAGCGATGCCAACAACGGCACCAGCTCGGCCACGCCGAAGCAGAACCTGTCGTCGCTGACCGTTGCCAATGGCGATACGGTGCTTTTTGCTGCCGGCATCACGCACGTGCTGGCCGGCGCGTGGAACATCCCGCAGTCGAACGTCACAGTCAGCGCCTACGGTCTCGTGCAGAACAAGCCGACGATCACGCACTCGGTGGCGAACGCGCTGGTCGTCACCTCGATCAACCGCAACAACACGAAGCTCTCATACCTGCGCCTGTACGCGGCGCCGAACACGACTGCGCGGCCGGCGTTTCAGTTCTACAACTCCACGATCACGAACTGCACCTTTAGCGCGGATCACGTCGATTTCGTCGGGGATGACGGCGCGGCGCTCTTTTCGTTCCTGAACTCGCAGCAATCGTGCTCTGTCACGAACTGCACTTTCACCGCGGCGCGTGCAGTGAACGCAGCCTATGGCGGCTCCGGCGCCTGCTACATGCTCAGCGGCACTACTGCCGCATTTACGGTAGCCGGGCTGCTGATCGACACCTGCACCTTCAACAACAACCCCGGCCGCGGCCTGCAGATCGTGTCGGGTCAGAGCGGTGATGCCGTCGGCGTGGGCGGCCGCTACCTCATGCCCACGATCCAGAACAGCCAGTTCAACTACAACGGCTCGACCGGCCTGTGGATGAACATCCAGCGCAACGGCACGACGCTGTACGACCTGAGCGCCCGCGGCTTCGATGGCATTCTGGTCTACAACAACCAGGCGATCGGCAACGCCAACTTTGGCATGTCGATTGGCCCGACATGGGACAACGCAGTAGCCGGTGTGCCGTCGCGCAAGAGCGCGGTTCGTCTCAACTCGATCGCAAACAACTGCGCAAGCGGAACGACAGGCAACCTGCAACTTAATGGATGCTTCGGCATCCTCGTTGAGCGCAATGTCGTCACCGGCGCCAAAGGTACAGGCACCTTTGACGGCTGCAACATCTTCCTCGACATCATGGATGCGGCCTCCCCGGCTTCTTTCGTCGGCTGCAGCTACTGCACCGTTCGAGGCAATACCAGCATGGGAGCCAATACCTTCGGAGGCACCTATGCGGCATGGGTGGCTACGGCTGGAGTGGACAACTCAACCAATCCGCCATCCAGCGG